GGAACTCTTGTGATAATAAAGAATATACACCACCCATAGCAGTTTCTAATTGTTCTGCCATATATCTAATCTCTTGTGCTGTAACTCTTTCAGCTTGTCTTTGTATAGCTGTGTGTAATAAGAAAGCAAATGATAATCTTTCTTCTAATTTTTGTATCATTCTTTCTACAACTTGTAAGTCAAATTGTTTTTGTGCTTGTAGTACAGACACATCTTCTGCTGTACCAGTTATAATGTCACCATTTCTACTTAATGATAAATCTTTTTTTCTAGTAACTGCATTAGGTCTTACTAAAAATACTACTTTACTAGAAGCCGCCGCAGATTCTACAAGTGATTGTGATAATCCTTCCAAGCTCTTGAGGTCTCCCAAGAACTCCTCAACGTAGCCTCTTCCATAGTCCTCATTGTCAACTCTAATCATTCTTAGAGCTTGATATGGTAATCTATCTTTTTTAAATTTACCAATAGTAGATGGTATCTTAATACCATTAGCTTCTTGACAAACATAAAATTCATCATTTGGTAATTTATAAACGTGTGTATATAATTCTACTTCTTCATCTTTTTTATAATTAGGGTCAGTCATTATTTGTGCGGCAACATCTTTGTCTAATGCCATTACACTCATTTTTTCTTGCACAATAATTTCACATACATTTCCTGAACTATCTCTTTGACATACATATTGAGTTAATGGAAATACTCTCATGCTACCTTTTTTAGGTAGATAAGTAAGTACATTACCTGCAACAATTAAATGTTTTAATGCTTCAAATACAGATACTCTTAATGCTAGTTGTTCTATTTTATTTGCAATCTCTCTTTCAATAACAGACAAAGATTTTTCTACATCAGTTTTTATTTCTTTGTTTTGGTCTAACTCTTGTTTAGCTTTTCCTGCTATTGCTAATCTAAAGAATGGGGAATTTGGTGGAAGTAATAATAGTAATAATTTAGAAGCTAAATTGTTTACACCCCTAGCTCCTACTGATTGGAAGGGGTTATATAAATCTGATGAAGTTGTAAAACCGTCAGGTTGAATTAAAGATGGAATAGTAATTTCAGAACACTCTTCAGCTCTATCTAAAAAATGTTCTCTGTGTTGTTTTAATTTAGAATAACGCTGTCTTGCTGTACCTTGTGTAAAATTGTTATCTATGTATTCCATTTATTAAGCAATATTTAGATTGCCACTTGATGTACCTACATTAACACCTGATGTAGTGTTTAATGCACTTGTACCTGATTTCTTAACTTTTTTCTTTTTTAATTTTGCATCTTGCTCATCAGCAGTTACCAATGTTGGTGCTAAATCTTCACCAATAGGTGATTGATTTACTACAGGAGCAGGAGCTTGTTTTACTTCAGGTGCTTTTGGTCTTGACATACACATAGTTATTTCTCCGTTCTCTCTTTTAAGTTATTAATAAATTTTACAACATCACGTTGACCTGCTTTAAAGTAAATAGTCTTAGTATCATCTGTTAATTCAGGTGATTTTTCAGGATAAACTTTATTTAATAGTTTAATAAGCTCATCTACGTTAGTTGGTAATGTTAAATCTTCCATCTTATTCGTCTAAAAAGGGAACTTTACTTCCACAAATCTCCTGTTACTGTACCTTTATTGTACTCTGTTGCTCTGTTTTCAAAGAAATTAGCATGTTCTACACCATTTAATACCCAATCTAACCACCCTAAAGGGTTATGTTTTACACCATAATTAGGTTTTAATGACAGTTGTAGTAGTCTTCTGTCTGCTATATATCTAATATATTGTTTAACTTCTTCAGGATTTAATCCTCTTATACCACCCATACTAAATGCTAAATCAATAAACTTATCTTCTAAGTCTACCATGTCTCTAGCTGTTTGGTATATACTCTTCTTAAATTTTTCTGTCCAAATATTAGGGTTTTCTTTTATTAACGCATGAAATAATTTAATCATGCTTTCAACATGGTGAGTCTCATCTCTAATACTCCATGTTACTATCTGACACATACCTTTCATTCTTCCATATCTTTGAAAGTTAAGTAACATTACAAACGAAGCAAACAACTGTAAGCCTTCACCAAATGCAGAGAAACAAGCTATCTCTCTAGCTAATGCTTCTAGTCCTTTACCTTTATTTTCAAATAAATAATTATGTTTGTCTGACATTTCTTTGTATTCTTGAAATGCTTTGTATTCTTTATCAGGTAAACCTATAGTATCATTAAGTAATGAGTAACTATGTGCGTGATTAGCTTCACTTGTAGCAAATGAAGACAACATCATTCTTATTTCTGGTGGTTTAAATTTAGGTATGTATTTATCTAAGTACGCTTGAGCTATATCTACATCACCTTGTGTAAAGAATTTAAGTATCTGTGATATTAGATTCTTTTCTTCTGCTGTAAGTCTTTCGTTCCAGTCTCTTACATCTTCATGCAATGGTACTTCACTAGGTAGCCAGTGCATTTTTTGTTGCATGTCATAGGCTTCAAAAGCCCACTCATAATCAAATGGTTTGTAGTGTATACGTTCCTTAAATAAACTCATAGTTTGTTTTTTAACTCCTTTAAATATTTCTCATCTTCTACTGCTTGTTCGTTTTCGTATACTGGTGTATCTGGTTTAGGAGCATCTTCAAACAATTCAAGATGTGGGTCTTTCTCCTTTTTCTTTTTCTTCTTACCAAATATAGCGTTCCAGTTTTCTCTAAATTTATCTGATGGTATGTGAACACCATCTCTTATTTTATAATCTTTAAAGCCCATAAAATAATTCCACTCCTTCTATTATTATTATTGCTAATAATTCTAGTGCTAAGATTGTATGATAGACAGTCCACAAAACTGTTTGCTTTTGTTGTTTCTTTTTACAATAACAACGCTTACGTTTTGGTTTGTCCATGTGGTCAAATATGCTACTGTCTGTCATTATCCCTCACACGATAAACAATCAGCTTCAGGTATGATTGTTCTTTCTATTTTTTTAGACACTAACTCTGCACGTTTAATAGCTTCTGAACGACAGTAGTATAGTGTTTTTAGTTTACGTTTCCAAGCTAACATGTGTATATCATGTAGCTCTTTAACATTTACATCAGCAGGTACAAACACATTTATAGACTGTCCTTGACAAATATATTGTTGTCTGTCTGCCGCATGTTCTATTACCCATTGTTGGTTAATCTCAATCGCAGTTTTAAAAGTATCTTTTTCGTAATCAGATAATTCTTTTATATGCAAAACTGAGCCACGATTGGCAAGAATTGAAGTCCAAGTAGTATCATTATTAATTCCTTTCTTCTCTAATAATTTTTCTAAATATTTATTCTTTACTAAGAATGAACCTGACATTGTTTTCTGCACATAGGCGTTTGCTCTGTATGGTTCTACTGAAGGTGATGTAGTACCACAGATAATAGAAGACGAAGCATTAGGTGCAATAGCTAATAAGTGTGCGTTACGCATACCAGTACCTTCCATGTCTGGTGCTTCACCTCTTTTGATTGCAAGTCTTTTAGACTCTTCTACTGCTTGTGCTTTTATTGTTTTAAATATTTTTAAATTTAATGACTTAGCTAGTACAGATTCAAACGGTATACCTTTAGATTGTAAGTAAGCATGGAAACCCATAGCACCTAAACCTAAACTTCTTTCATTGTTTGCACTAAACCTAGCTCTAAATAATTCTTCAGGTGCATTATCAATAAAGTATTGTAATACATTGTCTAAGAATCTAATTAAGTCTGGTATAAATAATGTGTCATTCTTCCACTCGTCATACTTTTCTAAGTTTACAGAAGACAAACAACACACTGCTGTTCTATTGTCACTTGTTGGTAAAGTTATCTCAGTACATAAATTAGAATGATGTACTTCTAAACCTAATTTCTTTTGTGTTTCAGGTAACGCATCATTAATAGTATCAATAAAAGATACATAAGGCTCACCTGTTGCTACTCTTGTTTCTAAAATCTTTTGCCATAACTCTCTAGCAGATACAGTACGTACAACTTTTTTTGTGTGTGGGTCTACAAGATTCCAACTGTCATCATACGTAGGTTCTTTTATACAGTTATCTATTAGTTGCATAAACTCATTACTAATGTTTACACCATGATGTAAGTTAAGACATTTTCTATGTATGTCACCACCACTAGGTTTTCTCATCTCAATAAATTCTATAATCTCTGGGTGTGATATATCCATGTATGCCGCATAACTACCACGTCTTGTTTTGCCTTGAGAAAATGCAAGTATCTCTGAGTCTACTACATGTAAGAATGGAATAGAACCTGATGATTGTGAACCACCAGATGTCATAGTACCATCACTTCTTATGTGTCCCCAGTAGCCACCGATACCACCACCAACAGAAGCCAACCAAGCATTTTCTGTGTAGTGTCCTGTTAATCCTTCTCTACTATCACCAACATAATTTAGGAAACATGAAATAGGCATACCCCTTTTACTTCCTGCGTTAGACAAAACAGGTGTAGAGTACATAAACCATAGCTTAGACGCATAAGAATAAATACGTTCAGCCATTTCATCATTATCTGAAAATGCTTTAGCCGCTCTTAAAAATCCATCTTGCGGTGAATCTTCTGTAGGCAATAAGTATCTATCTTTTAATGTTGTCTTACCAAAATCTGTAAGCAACTCGTCTCTACTATAATCTATCATAATTTAACTCTCTCTACTTTCTCTTTTTTAATGTCAATAAAATCTGCTCTATCTATTATTGCATGGTCAACCTTGACTGGGTCAAACTCATCTAAGAATAATAAAACTATTTCTTTGTCTAGCGTACCACATGTGTAGACATCTAACTGCACAATAGCAGGAGATACTTCGTCCCAACAATGCAGTGCAATATGTGAAGTCTCTATACATTGCACCGCAGTAATACCTTTGTTCTCTTCTTTGTTTACATACACAGCAGTAGGTCTACCTAATGGACGCATACCTATTGCTTTGACTAACTTACGCAACCACTTCTTTACTTTACGTATGTCTTGTGGTGGCTGTTTAACTTCAGCTCTAATTATAATATGTTTATGTTGTAGCATCTGGTGTGTCTGTAACTTTTGGTACACCTTCTTTTTCTATAATAAAATCAATGTACTGTTTTGCTTTTTTTAAATCTTCAAGACCACCTTTGCCACGCCAACGTGTTATGTATTTCACAACATTGCCTTCGCAATACGTGAGACCATTAGCTATAATATAATCAATAGGTTCTATCTCTTTGTTAGCATAGTGCGGTGGGTTTTTTATATTGTCCATAATTTAACCTTACCTGTTTTCTTGTTGTAGTCACCATGCCTTAATATTCTAGCAACTCTAGCTTGAGCTAGTGCTTCTTTAGCAGTGTAACCTTTATCTTTGTA